CCGCCATCATGGATGTATATCCGTATGAGCCAAACGAGACTGAGGATGATAGTAATACAGAAGTATCCCGATTTATCAATAGATTCCCAGAGGGACAGTGTACAGAGGTCACAATTGGCGGCAAATCGGTTATTATAGATAAGACCGGAAATAAACCTAAAGTCATTCCGAACGGTAGTATAGAAAGTGAGGCTAAAAATGAATGATTATATCCCGGATTGGTATATCCCTAACAAATAACCATAATTATTAACTAAACGCCCTCTGCTCACGCAGAAGTCCCGTGAAAGGTTCGGGTTAAGTGATTTAATTTCAGCTAACAGTTAACTATCCCGGTGTGGCTTGACCGCCTATCCGGGAACTATTTGTTAACCTGCCTGTCCGGTCTGTGAAGATTGGGCGGGCAAAAATGGTGGTATGGCGGAACAACGAGAGACGCTAAAGTGAAGCTCTTATAGATAGGTTGGTAAGTCAATGTGTTACGGTTAGCCGTAAAAAAAAATTCAAACCACTGAGTTAATAACGGGTAATGCCGAATAGACCGCAATGTCAATGAATAAACTACTTGGTGAAAGTCCAAGAAAAACTCCTATCATGCAGGTGCAAGTCCTGCTACCACCTCATAAATGTGAGCCACACGTAAATGGCATGGGTTAGTAATAATGGTTGTGCCCTGGAGAATACGCTTCGGGGCTTTAATAAAAAACATCATGGAAACAAAAGAAATTACCAAGACTATTTACACTGCAAATGACGGGAAAGAGTTCTTAACGAAAGAAGATTGCGAAAAGCATGAAAGGTTTGTTGAAGAAATACTTTCACGTATTAAGTATTTCTGTATCAGATGTAATCCTGACTTAACAGAAACAGGAAATTTCTCTCATAAAATATATGTGGCTGTGTTTTCTAAACATTACCTATATAAAGATATTGCATTTCAATGGGCTTTAAAGAAGTTTGGTACTTACTTAGGGGAAAGCGTAATGGGATATGGCTTCCAACCCCATTTTAATGTAAGTGAAGTTTCTAAAGAAGAATACGAAAACTGCCCACCTACTGAATGGGGAGGCTCGAAATTAGAAAGTGAGAAAATATTCCTTAGTCCCAAATCGGTAGAAGGATTTCCTGAAAACATTGACTACATGGAAGAATGGGGATTCAAATAAAAACTTGAATGAAACTTACAATAACCAAATCCGAAGGTGCAATCATTCAGAAGCTTATCGCAGACCGAAAGTCAGACATTCATAATATTGGAGGTGACAGCAAGCAGGCAGAGCGTCTAAGTAAGCTGAACAAGAAGATTGCAAGGCAGATAAAGAAACAATACAAGACATGAGTCCTTACGTAATAACTTCTGCGGTTCTTATTACTTATGACGGAAAGAAGATACCATTGGAAAACATAGAGAGTGAAATAATGACCCGACCTATCCAGTTGACTAAGGAGAGGATACTCGATGCTTTCTCCACGATGAAGGACAAGCCGGTGAATGTTGAACTTAAAATAAAGCATATATGATATGGAATATAAAGCTGCCATAAAAGGTAACGCCCCATCAAAGGCTAATTGCTACAAGATAGTAACCATTAACGGACACAGATGTTTGGCTAAGACTCCTGCATTAAAAAAATATGAGGAATCTTTTATTTGGCAGGCTGGAAAGTTGAGGGATTTGAATATAAACGAGCCGTTTGAGTTCCACATTGACGTGTATTATCCGAGCAAACGTAGTGATTTGGATAATGTATTGAAACTGCAACTTGACGTGTTACAGCGTATAAAGTGTATAAAGAACGATAATAACTGTTGCCTTATCCATGCACGCAAATTCGTTGATAAGGACAATCCTCGTGTCGAGATTGTGATTAAGACTTTGGATTAAAAAAATATAGTTTTCCTTTGGCATTTTGATTTGAGTGTGTATCTTTGCGGCAGTTTCAACGCCAAAGAAGCTGACATAAGATTAATGACGTGGATTTTTTATATCCATTTGACTGCTTATATCTGAAAAGATAAAAGGCTGTTCGCATTCCCTTGTTGGCTACGCATTAATCTTGTGTAGTTTCTTTGGCGAGAAATTGGGAAGCGGACAGCTTTCTTTTTATACATAACTCAAATTTTGTTCAACAATGCCAAAGAAAACAAAATTAGAGAATGGGAGAACAATATGTACCCCACAATCTACGTTAGTACACGAAACGTACGCCCTCACTTTATCTTCTTCAACCGAAGAAATCAAACGTTATTTCAAAGCTATTTTAGAACTTTCAAAGTCAAATCTTTCCTATCCAGTAGACCTTGATAGTTGCTGGATGCTATGCTATTCCGCTAAAGATAAAGCGGTACGTGCTTTAAAGGAAAATTTCATAGAAAATATTGATTATCAGCCGCTCGCCCAAAATGGTGAGCGAACGAGAGGCGGTCAAAACAAGATTGACTATCACCTCTCCGTTTCCTGCTTGGAATACTTCATTGCCCGCAAAGTTCGCCCCGTATTTGACGTGTACCGTGAAGTCTTTCACAAGGTGAACGAAATTGCGCCAAAGGTTGCCAAGTCAAGTGCAGCAGACAAACGTAAAATCGCAAAGCTTGAAAAGGAACTGGAGTTTACGAAACAACTTCTCGAATGGACAAGATGGAGCGAACGCAGGGAGATTGAATTAAAATGCTCGTGCTTCTCTTTCCTCGTAAAGACGAAGCAGTACGATAAGTGGGCGGAATACAGAAGAACGGGGATTGTCAAGAAGTAACAACCATGATTGAAATACTTATCGTGTTTGGTAGTCTTTTATCGGGCTACCTCACTTTCCGAAAAAAGGGAGAGAAACTTTTCTATTGAGCAAAATCTAAAAAATTAAATATTATGAATACTTCAATTATTAAATTCGATTACAACGGAAATATAATTCCTTTTGAGAAAGGGAGTGATGTTATGGTAAACCTTACGGCTATGGCGAAAGCCTATCCCGATAAGAATTTATCCACAATTGTTAACTCGCAGGAAATCAGCGATTATTGCACATCACTTTCCAAACTAAAAAATTTTAGTTTGGCTGATTTACTGATAGTTAAGAGAGGTGGAGATAATCCAGGCACTTGGGCACACCGTCTTGTCGCTATTCGTGTTGCACAAAAACTAAATTCCGATTTAGCGGTATGGGTGGATATGAGAGTAGATGAGCTTCTTAAATACGGTATGACCGCCACGCAGCCAACTTTGGAGCAGATGATAAACAACCCCGACCTTGTTATCAGCCTTGCCACGCAGTTAAAGAATGAGCGTGAGGAAAAGCAAAGAATGGCTTGCGAAAATCAAATTCTCAAAGAACAGAACAAAAATATAATTGAAGAAACCAAACCTGCTGTAACCTTTACAAACGCATTTAGTGGAGCGGAAAATTCATGCCTTATCGGAGAGCTTGCAAAATTAATTGCGCAGAATGGATACGATATAGGCGAAAAAAGATTGTTTGCATGGATGCGTAAAAACGGATATTTGGGCAAGCATGGAGAAAGATATAACGTGCCAAATCAGAAATACATAGAACAAGGGTTGTTTGTAATCAAAAAAGGCGTACGCTCTGGAAGTAATGGCGTTTTACATACGACATTGACTACAAAAGTTAGTGGCAAAGGACAAGTTTACTTCGTGAACAAATTTCTTAATACCATATAGAAAGTAATAATATGAAAACAATAAAGCAGCAATCAGAAGAGTATGCGTTGAAATATCCTTCCGAAATCCGAAATGAAATAGCGAAAGCATGGATAGACGGGAGAAACTCAATAAGGAAGAAAGAGGTACTTGACCTCTATTTCGTAGAGGAAGAATACAAGGATATATTCATATACTGGCTCAACTACAAAAAAGAGAGGGGGCAGCCATACAAGCAGACCGGAGCAGAGGCATGTTACCGGAAGCTATTAACTCTTTCGGGAGGTGACAAGCAGATGATGATTGCAATAATAGAGCAAAGCATGAGTAATAATTACCAAGGGTTATTTCCACTAAAAGACAATGGGAACAGAAATCACACTAACAAGCAAGGAAATAGCGGTTCTATCTTCCAGGCAGCTGATTGCTATCTGCAAGAACATCAGTAATGAGATAACTTCCATAAGCCAAGCGATAAACGCACCTCCCATACAATTATCACAATGGAGGAAAGATAACGAAACCTGCATAAAGGCGGTTCTTGTAAAGTTCATAGAAGGTACTCTGTTGTTTTACGGCCGTAGCCGCGAGGATATGAATGACTATCAAGTAGCATCCATTGTAAACTCTATCCTTGACAAGTATTATTATTTCAGAATTGAGGACGTTTGCCTTTGTTTTAAACGGGCAAGGGAAAACTCATCATACGGTGGATTTTATGGCAAAATAGACGGTTCTGTCATCATGAGCTGGTTTGCCACTTACGATAAGGAGCGGGATGAAGTGATACACTCAATGCCGGAAGAAAAAATTAATGTTTTTACTGGAGAAGAGTATAGCCGAGAAGAGTACATTGAGATGTTGAAAGCTAAGATAGCCGGTGGAGACCTGTACGCAAACGAAGCATTGCGGCGTGTTGGTACATTCGAGCGTATAATGTTTGATAGACGTGGAGAGTATGCCAGTTATAAGTATTGGCGAAAGCATAAATTTGACAATAAAGTATGAGACTTACAATATGTTGGACGACAAGAGGCAGGCAAAGACGCTTTTACTATGATATATGCAAAAAGTTTGGCATATCGGATTACATGAGTGTTAATCATGAGACGCCATGCGATATAAGGGATGAAGATATGGAACTGTTGAAGGAATGCGAAAAACGAGGGTTTATCCAAATAAGAAACAAACGGTAAATAATCATGGACATAGAGATTGAAAAGAAAATCGAACAATTGGAGTGGCAGCGTGACAATGCAATGCGCATACGCTGCCCGTTGGTGGCAAGGAAGTATCAGCGCATGATTGATGAACTTGCAAAAGAGAGCAGAAACAAGAATATGAACAAGGCAGAACAGACAAGGCAATGACTACCGACACGGCAAATCAGATAATCAGCAAGTATGAGAGCCTTGTAGTTCTGTGCACCTACAACATACTGCTCACAAACGACATCTGTTGTGGGCAGGTTATCGAGTGTCTGCATGCGATGAAGAGAA